AGGGTGGCATATTTGACCGACCCGCCTCGCACCCTGACGCCCGTGGTCGTGCAAAGCCAGTTGTCCAGAATGCGCGCGCCCGCCGGTTGCACCGTGGCAAGGTTTTCGTTCAAGACCCATCCGCGAATGGGGGCCGGGAATGTGTAGGACGAAGCCTGCTGGACAGCGGGCACTTCGCCGCCGACCAGTTTCTGGACAGCGATAATCTTTCGCGGGCGAACTTCGGTCATTAAAACCGGCTCCGATCATCAAATCCCGCGAAGTCTTGCAACGCTGCCTCATATTCAGCCTCATACCCGGCCACATCCATTCCCTTTTGTGTCCGCCACCGGACGATAAGCCCCTTCAAGAACAGGTCCTCGTCAATCAATGACGTTTGCGTGTCCACGGTAAATGCATCCGCCCCGGCAGATGTCCAGTATCCAGTTTGATAGGATGCCGTGGCCGTTGCAGCGTTCGCGAGATAGGGCCAAAGCGTGACTTCTGCGCCCTCCAGCAGGAAATAGCGCGGCGTCCCTTGCACTGCGGTTAGTGTGCCCCATTCCGCCCGTGAGAGGGGCCGCAGGATGCCGCTGGACGTTTTGACCGATACACCCCTGCTTAGGCGCGAAAAGCCCGCAGGAAGCGCGTGAACCTTATTCGTGCCATCGCCCGTCAGGGTAGTTGATGCTTGCAGCGCGCCCCAGTCCACACGCCGGGCCAGTTCTTCGCCGGTCTCATTGGCAAATTGCAGGGCTTCCTGCCATTCCCGCATTGTGCTTCCGACAACGGAAGTCGGGGATTGCATACCAACATTCTTTGCCAGACCTTGGGCAATGGTCAAAAGCGTCATGGCGTCACCCCCGAAACCCTGACCCGTGCGCGGGCATAGCGGCTTGCATCATCCGTCGCAGCGACTGCCTGATATTCCAGTTCAAGGATCGGCCCGATAGCCTGCGCCAATTCCGCATCGGCCATTTGCTTTGCCGCCTCAAAAGCAACCCCGTAAAGGTAAAGCCCCGGATGCCGCTGCAACAGCCAGTTGCTTGCCGTCATGCTGCTGCTGATCGTCGTCAGCTTGGCATAGTATTGCAAGGTGAGTGTTTCGTCGTTCTTGGCCACAAGGTCCGTGCCGGAAATCGCATAGTATCCGCGCGACTGCACCATCTGAAGCGATTGCACCGGCTGATTGATGTATTCCGTCCCCGCCGTGTCATAGACGCCGATGATTTCCTCAAAGTCGCTTGGAAGCGCTGCTACTCCACTCGTCACAACCATGCTCGCAGTCGAGATTTGTTCACGGCACCGAAGACGGCGATTGAAAGACGCCTCGGCCAATTTCACAAGCTGGGGGAATACGTCCGCAATGCCGACATTCTTCACCCGCTCAATTACGGCGGTCTGTAGGTCTAGAAGATCGGCAAATGCGGTCACAGCGTTCCATCCTTTGTCCGATACGCCCGGTTGTCACTGTCATTCAGAAATCTGGTCACATGGCGCATGTCGTCTTGCATCACGGCTTCGTGAAGTTTGTCGTGATAAACCCCCAGGGGGATTGACGCGACCTTGTGCCAGTCACCCTGCCAGCCCTTGCTTGCAGCGTTCCGCATTTCGCGGTTAGCCTCAAGCGTATCGTCAACAGCGTAGTCCGTGCGGTAGGTGGTTGATCCGTCCGGGTTTTGCTTAGCCCAGACGGTTCGCTTCAAATGGAAATCGTGGTCAACAAGCGTCCACTCTCCATCTTTGATCTTCATTCTTTGATCCGCGCCAAGGTGTTGCGCTCAAGGCCATCCATCGCTTCCTCTGGCGTGACCTCAACAGTCGTGCCAGCGCGAACGCGCACTTCGTCGCCAGTCACTTCGTCCGGGTCCAGCCAATAATCCCGCAACACGATGCACCGCACCATGCCCTCGGTTTTGGCATCTTCCGCCGTCACTTTTCTCGGTCGTCCCATGTGTTACTCTCCTGTGAAGTGGGCGGGACCGAAGCCCCGCCCGATTGTCATTAAACGCTTGCGGAGAAAGGCGTGACCTCTGTCCCGGTTGCGGTCATCCAGCCGGTGATTTCCCACTGGCCCGTGCCGATGTCGATCAGCGTGAAGCGGTCGCCCGCCAAGCCGCCGGTCGTAGTGCCGTTCAGCGTGATCGTGTCCGAACGGGAACCGATAGCGCCAGTTGCCGTTTCAAACGAAATCGCAGCATCCGCCGCGTTGTCGCTCGATACGAAGATTTGCCCGGCCATCCAGTCCGTCGCCGATGCCACCTTGATGATGACACTGTTGGACGTGACAGTCGTGCCGAGCATGATCGTGAACACGTCACCGAGACCCGTCGCAGCCGGAAGGGTCAAGGTAAGGCCCGCAGCCGCGTTAACGGTAATCGGGGCGTCAGCATCCGAACGGGTGAGCGTTGCGGATGCGGTGTAGTTCTTGGGTGCGTACATGGCTATGTCTCCTTAGGTGCTAGCGGTGAGGCCGAAGAGGTCAGCCGCGACCCCAAGACCGGATTCGTTGGACACCTTCAGCGCGCCCTCGCCCAAGAGGACAAACTTCTGCGCGTCGCCGGTTTTTGCCACTTCCTTGTCTTCCTTGATCTTACGGAACCAGCCGTAGCTGATAAACTCCGGATCGAGGAAGAACGCGTTTCGGGCCAAGCTGGCAGAGCCCGCCATGATCCGGTTCGGATGCACCATGACCTTGCCAAACGGACCTTCGTAGACATCCGCGTTGGCGATGATCGAGTTGTTGTTCCCATCAGCCGCCGCGTAGCGGAACGATGCAACGTTGGTGTCCGACATGAATGTCACGAAGACCGACTTGACGTAAGGCGACACGACGAGGTGGCGGAAGTTCGCGCCCGAAGTGTAGCCAAGCTGCATTACCGCATCCATGATGGTCTTGGTGAATGCGCGCTGCGTCCCGTTGGTCGGTGCCACAGTCAGGCCCGTGCCGCTGGAATAGCCGCCGTTTGCGCCCGAACCACCGCGAGAGACGTTGGTCGTGAGCCAAGTCGAGAGCGAGCCGGATTTCCGGGTCGTGCCCGCAACAGAAGCGTTGGCCGCGATGATCGAATATTCCGCGTCCTTGCGAAGTTCGACCGCCTTCTTCAGCTTCTGATACTTCACCTGCTCAACCGAACCGGCGTTGTCAGTCGCGTCTTGGGTGCCCGAGATGATGCCCTCTTTCCGCATGATCTGGGTGTAGTTGCCCATGCGAACGGCGGCAGTGGTCGCGGTGTAGGTGTATTCGTCACCTTCCGGGATCACGTTATCCGCAGGCGCAGCCAGCGAATCCGTTTCCCATTCGGGGTGAGTGGTTTTGAAAGATTCCTTGCTGATCAGCGAGTAGATCGGGGTATCTTCCGGGGTGATACGCGAAACAACGTCGGAAAGTTCTTCCCGGTTGCCTCTCGCAGAGGTCGTCACGAAGGTGTTTGCAATGACAGCCATAGCTGCCTCCTATGATGAGGGTTGGGTTACTCCCAATCCACTCGCAGGGCGTCCCTGATCGAGCCGGATCGGGTCAGCCTCTTCATCGCGTCAGCGTTCCGGCCTGTCTGTGCAGGTTGGCCGGGTTTGCGCGGCGTTGCCGGGGGGACATTGGCTACCTTGGCCTTTGCCGTTTCCCGTGCCTTCGCCGCCCTTAGTCCTTCGTTTGCCCAATGTGCCAGGACGAAAAGCCGGTGGTCATCGACCCCTTGCAAATCGTCCATGCTGAAGCCCGCTTGCTGCGCCGCTTCCGCCGCGCTTTCCATGAACTTCCGCCGCCCCTCTGGTGTTGCCACCGCAGGAACCTTTTCGGCCAATGACGCATTTTCAGCGGCAATTCTGGCCTGCATATCGCCTTGATCCAGCTTGCTCTTGATGTCCTTCGGCTGCTTGCCGATTTCAATCAGTTGCTGGACCTGCGCCATCGCGGCTTCATATTGGGCTTTCGCCGCAACATAGCCGTTAGGGTTTCGCAGGGCCATTGCCGGGTCAGGGGCTTGGGGGATCATCTTGGTGAGATGATCAATAAACGTCTGGACTACGCCTTCCGTGATTTGGAGGTCCGCTTCCAGTGCCTTGCGCTGTTGCGCAATCTCGGTCACTTTCCGCGTGTAATCCGACTGCCGAAGATACCCTTTGACCGCTTCGTCAAGCGTGACTTGCGAGCCGTCTGGTAGACTGATTTGTGCCGGTTGATCCGGTTCCTCTGCCTCGGGTTCCTCAGTGGCGGATTCTTCCGTCCCTTCATCGGTCGCAGGTTCCAATTCCTCTTTCGGGGTGTCCTGATCATCATCAGGGTCCCAATAAGTGGTCGGTTCCTCGTTATCGTACTCCGGGGGTTTGACGTTATCGGTCCCGCTTTCCAGCGGGGTATCGGGTTCGTCGCCTGTCATTGGTGCCTCTTGGGCTAGGTGCCGCGCCTGCTTATGCCGGGG